TAGTAGCAAATAACCCCCTATCGCGTACGGCGTGTGCTTTATTGCTCCCACTTACTATATTATCTCATAAAAACAATGAGATAGATAAAGAGGAGTTTATAAACGCCGTCAGCTGGATTAAAGATTATCGGACTTGGAACAAGTATTGGAATGAACTAGAGGAAAATAACGTTTTAGTTCAATTAGATGCAAAAAAATGGATGGTTTGTCCTCATGTGTGCTATTCCGATGGGGCGTTTCATAATGAATTAATTACTAAATGGAATGAGGTTTCTAATGCAATTAACTAATTTACCTGATCTTAATACTGATATTGAAACTACTAACCACTTGACTAAAGATCAGTTAGCGAGCGCTTTGCCTGATAAACGGTTTAGAAAGCACTTAACAGATGACATCGTAGATATGATCAATTCTGAGCCAGATTCAGAGTTACGAAGAGTATTCCGTGATAACACGTTAACATACAGTTCTGTCTTAGCTACTGGAAGATACTCGTTAACTGCGTATATACACGCTATTAAGTTTACTTCTTTGAAGCTAATGGGAGATAAGGCTTCTACTGCTTATAGTAAGGTTTTTCCGGATCGTTATCAGAATTTAATCGATAAAGGGGCTTCTTCTAGCTATATTGCTAGCTTTGCAGATAACTATGGAAATAACGCTTTAGTTACAAAGATTCTGGAACAGACTCTTGTACCTACGCATATATTAAATGCCGGTGTATACCAGGAAGCTATTAACACACAAGCGGAATTAATGCGTACTGCTAAATCAGAACTAGTAAGGCAGAAGGCAGCTGAAAGCTTGATTTCTAATCTAACAGCTCCGACCGCTGCAAAATTAGAAATTGACATTGGTTATAGTAATGATCTGGTAGAAGAACTTCGAGCAACTACTAGAGCTCTTGCTCAGCAGCAATTAAAAATGATCCTAAATGGTCAATCCAGTGCTAAGGAGATAGCGCATAGTGAAATACTAGCTAAAAAAGTTATACCTCTAGAAACAACATATGAGGTAGTTGATGAAGAATAACGTTTCAGACATACTTAAGGTACTTCCGCATAAATACCCGTTTCTTATGGTGGATAAGGTTATAAGTAAAACTGATACAAATATAATTACTTTAAAAAATGTATCACATAACGAACCTTATTTTAGTGGGCATTTCCCCGATTTTCCTATTATGCCAGGAGTACTTATACTAGAGGGAATGTTTCAATCTGGGGGACTACTATTTGGTTGTGCCAATCTAGATAAAGGACAATTAGTTTATGTAGCTACGGTAGATAAGGTTAAATTCATTAAACCTGCACTTCCTGGGGATCAAATAAAATTTGATATAAATATCACTACTAACTTATCTAAATATGCTAAATTTTCTGGTAAAGCATATGTCGATGATATATTAATAACTCAAGTTACATGGACATCCTTAATAATAAATAATACAAAGGAATAATATGGTTAATCCAGTAATTTTAAAATGGTTAGTTTGGATGATAGCGATTAATACATTAACTCTGTTAACCAATAACATCTTGATTACGATAATGATGGGTTGGTTCGATACCCCATTCGGGTAAACGTGAGGTGAGGAATGTCCCTAGTTAAGAAAACGGTAGATCAATGGCTTAATGATATTGACTATAACGATGATCCCGCTTATGTACCAAGTGAATTTGCCTTGGAATTCATATCATTTATTAAATTAGTTAATGGTGAGAAAGGAGAAGAAAATAAGACTCCTATAATCCATTATAAAATGCTCGATAAAATAGCAGGTAAAAAGGAAAACACAGCTAATATGTGTGCTCGTGGATTAGCTAAAACGACTATCTTCGCTGAGTACTTATTCCTGTATATAGCTGTTTATGGGGCGATTCCGGGATTTGGGACGGTAGATTATGCTTTGTACCTTTCAGATAGTATTGAAAATGGTGTAAAGAAGATGCGACTTCGTATGGAGCGTAGATGTGAACAAAGTGAGTTTTTGAAACGATATATTTCAACTACTAGATTTACTGATATCAGATGGTATTTTAAAAATGCTGAGGGGAAGGAATTCGTTGTTACTGGGCATGGAGCAAAGACAGGTGTTCGTGGTACAGTTGAATTAAATACGAGACCTCAACTTGCAGTACTTGATGATCTATTAGGAGATGACGATGCTAGGTCCGCGACAATTATTGAGAATGTTGAAAACACCGTCTATGCTGCCATTGATTATGCGTTACATCCTAATAAACGTAAAATTATTTGGTCTGGGACTCCGTTTAATGCTAAAGACCCTCTATACAAAGCTATAGAATCAGGGGTTTGGCATGTTAACGTATACCCGGTTTGTGAAGTGTTCCCGTGTTCGCGTGAAGAGTTTAAAGGCGCTTGGGAAGATAGATTTAGTTATGATTATGTAAATAACCAATATATTAAGTCTAAGGGCGCCGGACAATTAGACTCATTTAACCAGGAGTTAATGTTACGTATTACATCAGAGGAAGACAGGTTAATCCAGGATTCAGATATAATCTGGTATAAACGCAGTAACGTATTGAAAAATAAGGGCGCTTATAATTTTTATGTGACTACCGATTTTGCAACTAGCGATAAAGAGCATGCTGACTTTAGTGTAATTAACGTATGGGCATATAATAATAATGGCGATTGGCTCTGGGTAGATGGATATTGTAAGCGGGCCCTAATGGATCACACAATAGATGAGCTATTTCGATTAGTTCAAGAATACAGACCACAAGAAGTAGGCATCGAGACCACCGGACAACAGGGTGGGTTTATTAGTTGGATCCAAAATGAAATGGGGCAACGTAATAATTATTTTACTTTGTCTAAGGGAAAAAATAGTAATACAATAGGAATCAGGCCAACTAAAGATAAGATGAGCAGATTTCAACAGAATGCTGTTCCCTTATTTAAATCTAAAAAGATTTGGTTGCCTGAAGAATTAAAAGATAGTAAAGAACTTGTAGAGTTGCTTTTTGAATTATCTTTAGCTACTCTTAAAGGATTTAAGAGTAAACACGATGATCAAATAGATACGATTACTATGTTGGCAGAATTAAATGCATGGAAACCAAGTGAAGTAGGACCACAAGAAGAAGACAAAGATGAGTTAGAAAACTCAGTTATGTGGGGTGATGATGGTAGCATCAAGAAAGCAGGAGACAGTTCTTATTTTGTTTAAACTCACGCTCCCCCGTTCAGGCGGGGTGTTGTGTGCCTCCAGGGTAGGTAGGGGATTCGTACCCCCTGCCTATCCGCCCTCTTAAAAAAGGAGAACACGTCAATTATTGATTCTGAAATTAATGGATTATTTACAACACCAGTTTATATCACAAAATTAAAAAGAGAATTTACTAGTGAAGAGAATAAATTTACAAATAAAATTAAATTAAAGTGTCATAAGAATACAGGTAACAGAACTTCTGATGATACTTATATTATTAACAATAAAGAATACAGTTCTTTACGGAAAGAATTAAATAAAATTGTTAAAGATTATTTTAATAAAGTCATATGTCCTTCAAATAATATAAAACCTTACATTACACAATCGTGGTTAAACTATACAGAAACAAATCAACACCATCATGTTCATAATCACTCTAATTCTTTAGTATCAGGAATTCTTTACATTAACGCAGATAAATTTAATGACAAGGTTACATTTTATGATAGTAGATATAATATGATTCATATAGATATAGAAAAATTTAATGCATTTAATTCAAAGTCTTGGTGGTTCTCTATTGAGACCGGACAGGTTTTTTTATTTCCGTCATATCTTAGTCATGCTGTAGAAACAAAACAGGGTAAAAATACCAGAATTAGTTTAGCTTTTAATGTTTTTATTAAGGGTATAACTGGTTCTAACGGCAATAACACTGAACTGATACTAACTTAATAGTAAGATAGAGAGGGAATAAAAATATGTCTCATTTTGCAAAAGTAGTTGATGGAATAGTAACAAATGTTATTGTTGCAGAACAAGAATTTATTGATACATATAAAGACGGACTTCCCGGTGAGTGGATTCAAACGTCTTATAACACAAGCGGTGGAAAACATTATGCTCCTAATTCACATGACGAAGATGATGGTGTAGCTTTAAGAAAAAACTATGCAGGTCTTGGTTATACTTATGATGATGGAAGAGATGCTTTTATAGCACCACAACCTTATCCAAGTTGGGTGTTAAACGAAGATGCTTGTCAATGGTATGCCCCTGTAGGCTATCCCGATGATGGAAAAATGTATAACTGGGATGAAGAAAATCAAGAGTGGATAAAACTATGATGCGACTACTCTTAATTATCATCGTGGCAACTCAATTTGGGTGCGCTAGTATTTTCTGGCAGACGCTGGGCGGCACTGTAATTGGAAATATCGTGGCTGAAGTGGCGAAGGACAAAACGGATGAAGCCGAAAAAGATGAAGCACCTCAACCGTAATGTCCAGCCTAACTGAAATAACCCTCCAGCTCATCCATAAAAAATTGGAAGAAATCCTTACCGCCATTAAACGTCAAGAGAAGTCGATTACCCAGGAACAGTTCAACGCGGCAATGGAAGAAGTTATAAACCTGATTAATACAAAGAAATCATAATGTGGAAGCCTATTTCGACAAACTGTGGGGAGTCTTTGTGGGTTTGGGCTGGTGGATGTTGAACAGGCTCACTGCCAAGATAGATGCGCTTGAAGCCAACAAGGCAGAGAGCAATATGGTTAAGGATTTGGACAAGCGGGTGGATGCCCTGTCCTATGAAAATGTCGGGCGAAAAGAGTATAAGGCAGATATTGGCTTGCTTCATGGTCGTATAAATAACAAGCAGGACATTATCAAAACCATTCGAC